GTAGCAACAATTCCTAATATGATTGTAATTATGTAATGTAACAATTATGACTCTAGTTCGATAATTTTATCGTCTATTAAATCTATGACTTCTATAAGTATCTCATTTTGGTCTTCTTCATGGTGTGTATCTATTTCTAATAACAAAGCTTTCAAATCTTCTAAAAAAAGTATCATTTCTGAGTTTATCATTAAGCGTCTCCTACAATTTGCATTAATAGTTCAAGAACTGCATCATCATTTAAATCATCAAGTTCTTCTATGTGTTTGTCTAATGTCGAAACCAAATCTTTCATATGGCTATTTTGATATTGCTCCATAGTTTTATTATATAATTCTGGATTTTCCAACTCCAAGACATCAAGTATTTGATTTATTAAATCGTTAGCATCTGTAAGATTTTTCCTGACTTTATAAAACATTTCTTTATGTCTTGATTGTTCAATTTCCAATGAATCTAAACGACTCATTATGAAAGATAATACTTTAATGATTTGTTCGTTATTTGTATCTTTTTGTTCCATATAATCATAAATAGTCTGCCACCTAACCAAATCACTTATATTTAAGTATTAAGATTTTATGTTTTAATACAAATCCATTCCAATATCACCTAATGTTTTTAGGTCTTCACGACCATCACATTCGGAGTAATCATTAACAGCAGTATCATCTAATTCACCTTCATTAAAGTAATCAAGATTAACTCTCTTGTTTTCTTTATAGTTAGGAGTAGATGATGACAATTTGTCCATAGACTTCATTTGTCTTTTATCATCTGCTGATAGTTCGAATTGGGAAAGATCTATTTTCTTATTTTTCATTGTTAACCTCTTATTATTATTGTTTAAATTTTAGGGGCATAGAAGAAAGGAAGAAAGAACTATGCCCCATAAGAACCTCTTATAAATGAGATTCAATTCTTTGAGAACGATAACCTATTTTATTATCCAATATAATATACAAACAAATAACCATTAAGTCAAGCATTATTTTTGGGAACTTGTAACTAAGTTATTTGATACTTGCTCACTTAAGAGCGATTGTATTGTGAAATATAAAGATGGGTTTCGTTTTAATAAATCCTTAAAATCTTTTTGTGGCCAGACTAAACATTCAGCGTTGTGTTCTACTTTACAAGTAGCCGTTGCTGGTTTTTCCGTGAGGAAAGACATCTCTCCTACGAACTGACCATCTTTTAGTTCGGCTACTTTATTATCATTAACAAGAACATCAACCGTTCCGTTATAGATAAGGATTAAATCATTTACCGGCTTACCTTGAGTTATAATAGGTAGTGGCGTTTTGTATTTTTTCCATTTAGCAATCTTTGTGATCTTTAGAAACTCTACTGGTGTTAAACCACGAAACATAGTCTCGTGTAATTCTTTTTCTTTTGTAGTCATTTTAACAGGTCGCTTCTCATATATGATAACTGCGATGTGATAAATATTAACTAAAACAAATATGATGTTCCAATTTATTGCTAACCACATAGGTTCGACTGGTATATAAAAATTATAAAGCACAGAGAACAAACTAGCTAGTATAGATAGTATTCTAAGATATAGTATGTCTTTTACCAAAAAAGAAAAGGCAATAAGACCAAAGGCTAAGTGTCCAGCTAAAGTTGCTATATTCATTTTAGATTCTTTTGAACTCTCTTTACATAAAAGTTATTACTAATATAATTATTAGAATATTTTTTTGTGACGGTAGGTCCGTGACTATATGCTGTAAGTGTTGATTCCATATCATCAAAATGTTTGTTAAGTTTAGATAGATATTTTATACCAACAGTTACATTCACATACGGATCATATAAGTCTTTTTCTGGTGTTTTAAATTCTGACATAGCAGTTGATGGTAATACTTGCATAAGACCTATTGCTCCACTTGTGGAAACAGCTTTATGATTCCAATCAGATTCAGTTTGTATAACGGCTTTAACCATTTCATAATCAACCCCATACTCCCAACAGAGAGCTTCTATATAGATAAGTATATGTTTCAGCTTAGATTTATTCAAAGAAGATTTAATCTCTTCTGCCTGTAGTTCGTAGTCACTTGGAGCAAACGGTACATTAATCATACGAACAACTGTTTCGGTTTTTGTTTGTATTGGTATATCAGGTTCTATTATTTCTACATAAGCCATAACAGATACAGCAGTTGTTAATACACCTAATAGGTAATATAGTTTATTTACTGACATTGTATTTCCTTTCTTTATTAATAAATATAAGGTGACACTTCTTCTTTTAAGTCATTGACTATTTGAGGACTAAAGAATTAGCGTCACCTTATGAATTGTTTTCTAATTTTTTAAAAAACTTTTTTTCTTTTGAGGTCATCATTTGTAATTTGGAAAGGTTATCAATCATCTTACCTTTCTGAATTAATGATATTTTATCTTGTGAATATAAGTCGTTTACTTTATCCACTGCTCGTTGATAACCTCTTTCAATAAATTCTTTGACGATTGTTTGGTAGAGTGTTTGGGTTTCCATATGAGAGAATTTAAGAAAATTTTTACGAGAGATTTTTTTCTTTGGTTTCTTATTATATATATTGTGATAATAAGATTCTAACCACCTATCCCAACTATTATCAGCAAAAATACCTTTAGCTACACGACCACCATTAGCAGACCTTCGGTCTAATCTCTGAATATTCCTTTTAGTATCTTCTTGGACAGGTTGGACAATCGCACCTGTTTTGTGTGGATACACGACATGAGCTGAATACTTTTGAGTATCAGAACAATCAATACAAGTGTATAGACCAAGTTGGACTCGTTTGGAATCCAACTCAATCGAACACTCTCTACATACTATGTCACTTGTTGTCTGCAAACCTATCAATCGGGTCTAATCGTTTATCAGTTATAATGGCTTTCTCTATCTCGTCTTTGAGATAATACAAGTCACATCTGGCTCCATCTATATAACCTTGTGAATCCACATTAGCATTGTATTCTGGTAAGGTGTTCATGGCGTCATCCAACTGACTTTCTATATTTACAAGCCTATCCAATATTTCTTTATAATCCATAACTTGGCATGTCCCTATCTAAATCAATTTCTGTATCAAAGCCTGTGGTTTGTAAATCATCCATATAACTACCGCACATCCTATCGGTCATATCCTTTTCTAACCTAGCCATCAACCTTTTGTTACCTTCTGGACTCATCCAATTAACCCTATGGAATTTACCATTAACCCACATCTCAACCACTTTGATTGAGTCTGAAACACTGCTATGGCAGTATTCCACTTTAACGTTGTCATTACCAACAACGTATTCATACACATATGTCATATTAATTGACTCCTTTTACTTTACTGAAAAAATCATCCTTAGTAATACCAACCCTACCATTGGTTTTCCTACCCCAAGAGTAGTCATTTTTTAGTTTTCTATTAGCTAAGACATCAACGAAGAAATCATTTGTAGGATTACTACAAATAAAGTCATAGTTTTTTAGAAACCTCTGAACCGCATCACCTCTGAAGTGATAACTTCTATCCCACCTAAGATTACAGCTGTTAGCCCATAAAGTAGGATTACCACTCCAATCGGTATCTTGTAGAACATGGTGAATAGTACCACTTCTTTTATTAACCCAATAACCGTTTAAGTTTTTCATATTTTTCCTTTTTTTCACAGTTAAAGCTACAAATAAAAACAATATAAGTCAAGCATTATTTGCAAAAATATTTTTCTTAAATGTATTACTTAACTCTTTGATATGTCTACAAGACTTTCTAAAGGCGTACCCTTTACAACCACAACTGTAGTGTTTGTGAAAGGGATG